CGGGAATTAAATGAGTGCCGAACCAGCGGGTTTAATCCAAACCCGATACCACTGAGTGAAATCAAGGTATGGTGTGACATCAATGAAATCCGCGATGTCCACTATTACCACGATCTGATCAAAGCGTTGGACAAGGTGTACTTAGATGCCTACATTGAAACTCGGAATTGATGCCAGGGCAGCGATGACCGGAGCCGCGACATTTACCGCGGCAACCCATACCGTCAAGTCTGCTGCCACGTCAACGATGAGCGTTGTGACACGACTTGCCGCGGCATTGGGGGCCAGCCTGACTGCCGGGTATATCCTCAAAAATGCCCTGGACCAGGAAAAGGCATATCGCAACTTATCTTCAGCCTTGCGGCTGGTCGGGGCCGATACCAAGAACAATCTTGATATTTTGACCCGGTTTTCATCGGAAATGCAGCGAAATACCATTTACGGCGATGACCAGATCATGGCCCAGATGACTGCCCTGAAAAACATGGGCGTTCATACAACCCGGCTCAAAGAAGTCACTCAGGCTGCGATTGGATTAGCCGCAAAATACAATATGGAACTGGCTCCGGCTGTAGAATTAGTGGGCCGGGCCTATCAAGGCCATACCCAAATGCTTGCCCGGCATGGAATCGCCCTGGATACATCAAAATCCAAACAGGAACAGTTTAACCAGATCATAAAGGTCGGGGTGGAAGCCTATGCCCTGGCGACGGATGAAACAAAAACCGCCTCCGGGGCCTTGATGCAATTGCGGAATGCGGTTGGCGATACTGCCGAGGCTATCGGTATGGCATTTCTGCCGATGATCAAGGAAGCCGCAGCGGCAATCACAGACTGGCTCTTGAATAATCAGGATCGGATTGCGATGTGGTCTGAGAAGTTCGTTGCTGGGATCAACTGGGTTACTGACAATATCAAACTATTCATCGGTTACTTTTCGTCTGACTTCGGGGGCGGGATAAAATATGGCCTTGATGCTTCTTTGGTCCTGTTCAAGGCCTGGGGTCAGTCCTTGATGGAGGTTCTGGAAAAGATATTTGCTGATATCGCTGTCAATATGACACGGTGGATTGAGAAAGGCCTTGCCATCAAATCAGACCGTTTCCAGATCGCCGATGAAATGAAACGTTTGGCTCAAAATGAACTGGCTTCGCAGGGCCGGGTTATCATGGGGCCAGCGGAAGCAGCCGCCTATCGGAAAGAGCTTGATACCCTGACTGAAAAGAAGATTCAGGACTATCTGGACTCCCAGCAATCTAGATATGAATCGCGATACCCCTCGGCATCCTCTGGTTCTTGGGACGCTGTAGGCAAGAAAATGGAAGACCACTTCGCAACCGCCCTGGGAAAAATCAAACAGTTTACGCCGTCTGATTTGAGTGCTGAACTGACAAGGGCGTATGGGGCGTTTCGCTCTGAAATCGATGCGATTGAGAAAAAATATCCCCTGTCGCAGGGACAGACGGCCCCGGCTGTCGGTGCTCATGCCAATATGCCTGCATTGACCGGGGGAATGTATGAAAGAGCCGGTGGGTATGCTGATCCTGACATCATTAAACGCATGAACGATACGACGCGTGCTGTCCGGGACCAGCAGTACGCCATGACCTTGACAGATCGGCAGGCTGCAATCTGGACCGAAACCATTAAATATCAGCGTGTCGCGTATGAAGAATTGGGGTATTCGATAGACCAGGCGACCCAGGCTTCAAAGGGATTAGAGCTGGAACTGGAAAACCTGGAACGCATGAAGACCCTTAAATCCATCGCTGACGGTGTGGGTTCGGCTTTTACCAATGCCTTTACGGACATTATCTGGGGGGCTAAAAGTGCCTCCGAAGCCCTGTCGTCGTTTACGAAAGAGATTGCCAATCTGGTTTTGCAATACACGGTCATGGTTCCCATTGCCCAGGGGATCTCCGCCTCGATTATGGGTTCTTTTAGCGGGTTTACGGGGTCGGGCACTTTGAATTCGGCGATGGGCAATGTGTTTTATCATGGCGGCCTGATCCCCTTTGCCAGCGGGGGTATCGTTACCCGTCCGACGATCTTTCCTATGGCAAACGGGGCCGGACTGATGGGAGAGGCCGGGCCGGAAGCAATCATGCCGTTGAAACGGGATTCGAGCGGTCGTTTGGGAGTGGCGTCTTTGGGCGGAGGCGTGAATGTGCAAAACAATATTCAGGTTGTGAACAATAGTTCTCAGCCGGTCAATGCAAAGATTAGCGATACGAAATTCGACGGCAAGAAATTCGTAACAACGGTGATCTTGGAAGATTTCAACAGCAACGGTCCTATATCCCGTGGCATGAGGCAGAAATAATATGGCGGATTATCCAATGTTATCTCAGAATCCGGACGCTGAAGGGTACAAAGAAGAACCGGCGATGGACCCGACCCTCAGAAGCGAAACAGAGTCCGGCAAAGTGATCACACGGGCACGGTTTACCCGGGTACCCAAACGGTTTACGTTCCGATATGCCCAGTTGCCAAACGCTGACAAGGAGATATTAGACGCATTTGAGAAGGCCCGGGGGTATGGTTCGGAGTCCTTCAACTGGACGAACCCGGTCAATAGTACCGTGTACGAGGTCCGTTTTCAGAAGCCCATTGTTTTTGAGCTTGCGGATAACCTCTTAAATGAATGGAAAGTCTCTGTAGTCCTGGATGAAGTATGAAGCAATTACCTGAAAATCTAATCCTGCAAAAAAACAAGGTTTCCACGTCATCGGCCTGGCTGGTCCTGCTGGATATTACGCTCAATGATCCAGGCAATACAACGTTCCGGCTGGTTAGGAATAATGAATCGATTGGATTGGTCACCTCCGATTATGTGGCGGCTCAATGTACAGGACATTGGAAATTCGATGACAACGCAGCCGATTCATCGGGCAATGGAAAGACCTTGACGGTATCCGGGGCGACATACGCCGCGGGCAAGATCAATAAGGGTCTGAGTTTTGACGGGGTGAATGATTATGCCTCGGTTGCATCCGGACCTTCTTTAAACGTGGGTACCAATGATTTTTCACTGTCTTTTTGGATGAAAGCAAACAATGCATTTACGACATTTCCTTCACCGAATTTGTTGCAAAAGCGGGCTACGTACCTTGGCTACCATATTGAGATGGACAACGCCGGTCGATTGGGTGTATATCTTAATGATACGAACGACACCGCTTATTACTATGCTCGAACCGTAAAGGGCTATAATGATAACACCTTCCATCATGTCGCGGTGACGGTGGACAGGGATTTGGCTCTGACCCTCTATATTGACGGGGTATCAGTGCCATTTACGGTCACGTCGTCGGCAAAATTAATGGATGTACAGGGGTCTTTGGATAATACGCAGGCATTCAGGGTCTCGGGGGCCTCGGATACCACGGATTTATTTTGCGGCATAATCGATGAACTTATGCTGTTCAAAAAGGCCCTGTCGGCCCAGGAAGTGTCTGTATTATACAATGGCGGGGCCGGAACGAATAAGCCGGTACTGCATTATTCGCCCTTCAATTTCGATCTGGAAACCATTGCCTCCGATGGAAAAGGGACGATTCCGGCAGTCGATCTCAAAGTCTCTTCCTTGAGTACATTATTGCAGCCCTATCTATTACAATTACAGGGTGGCGTCGGCTCGGTGGTCAAGATCACGGTGGTTAATTCAGCCTACCTGACAGAGGATTATAGTGAACTGGAATTGATATTCAATGTGACGGCCACGACCACCTCGCGGGATTATATCACGTTCCGCCTGGGGGCAATCAATCCGATCATGCAGCGATTCCCACGAAATCGCTATATTGCCCTGCATTGTCGGCATAAGTTTCGTCAGGCGATCTGCGGTTACGCCGGCCAGACCATTGAAAGCATCACTTTATCGGGGACCAATCCGGTTGCAATCGGTCTGACTGGGCACGGTTTTGAAACCGGGGATTCGATCCTGCTGGAAACCTGTACCGGCATAGCGGGGGGATTAGAGGGGATATGGACCATCACCAAAGTCAATGACAACAGTTTTTCCCTGGATACCTCCGTTTCATCGAACTATTCCGGCAGTTATACGACCGGCGGCAAGGCCGGGTATGCTGGATGTGACAGAACCCTGACGCAATGCCGACAGCGGGCCAATTCGACCCGATTTGGCGGATTCTGCGGGATGCGGTCCAAGAGTATGAGGCTTGTTTGATATGTTTGAAGACCTGCTGAATTGTGAGTTCGAATATGGAGCCAAAGGGCCGGACCAATACGACTGCTTTACCCTGGCCAAAGAGGTCCTGCGGCGGGCCGGTATAGGTATCAAGGATTGGCCGTCGATTGTGGATGTCGCCACGCGGCATGATGCAATTCAGTTTGGAAAGTCAGACTATACCCGGCTGGATCAACCGGAGGCCTTCAGCGTTGTGACCTTTAAATTGGTTCCTGGCAGGGTAACGCACATGGGGGTTGTTCTGCCAGACTGTAAAACGTTTATCCATATCATGCAAAAAAGAAGAGTTGCCATTGAACGGCTGGACTATTGGAGACATAAAATAGATGGCTTCTATCGATTTAATCCTGGTCAGTAATCCCCTTTGCCCGTCCGTGGACCGGCAGAAAAAGAAGGTTGAAATCACCTCGGATACGCTGCTGGACATTGTTGAATCGGAATGTCAGCCTAACGACCAAATCCTGGCCAGTGTCAACGGCAGGGTGATTTCAAGGGATAGCTGGAATTTAATCCGGCTTGCCGATCATGACTGCGTTGTGATCATGCCGGTGATTTACGGCGGTGGTGATGGGGATGGAAAATCCATCCTGAATGCAATTGCCATTGTCGCGGCGGCCTGGGTCATGGGGCCTATGGGTATCGCAGGCTCATTGGCTTCGGCGATGGGGTTCTCAGCCACGGGTTTTGCGGCCTTTGCCATTTATTGTGCCACGGTTGTTGGCGGGGGGATTCTGCTTTCGGCCCTTACGCCGTCCTCTTCGGATTTTGATAAAGTGGATACCTCTGTATCCCAAACCTTCTCATGGAATCCCCATACGGCCCAGCAGCAGGGCGTTGTCGTTCCGAAATACTATGGTCAGAACAAGGTCTATGGCAATATCGTCAATTGCTATACGGAGCCGGGAGGGACGGCCAATGAAAAGGAACTGTTGAATTTATCAATTGCTCTGGGGGCTGGACCCGTTCAAGGGATTGTGAGCAACCAAATCTTTATCAATGAGCAGCTTTACACGCAATACGACGGGGTTCAGGTTGAAGAAAAGAAAGGCACATCGAATCAGTCGGTATCAACCCTGATTCCCAAAACCAAGGCCCAGTATGTCGTCAACCGGCTCTGTACCAATACAGGCGGGGCGATAAGCTATATCTTGCCGGATGCCGATTATGACGATCTGGAAGTGGAAATC